GATCAGGGTAAGGGCTACTGGGCTCACGGTATCACCGTTCCAAAGGGTCAGATTCCGTCGTTCATTGGTGCGATGCCACACTATATGGTCAATCCGTTTACCGATAGGTTCCTGACTCTGCGTGAGGGTCTACGTATCATGAAGATGCCGGATGATTTTGATATGATAGGTGAGAATCCACAGTCACCGGCCAACGCAAACATGATGTGTCAGAACGTACCAGTCACTACGGCAGCCGATATGGCAACTTTCGTTCTTGAGTATCTGCGAGGTGAAACCGATAGAGTTCAGGGCGACTACGTCAAGCAGAACAATGCAAAGATGTCGCACGACGTCGTTTCACGAGAGGTGTCGACGCTCGAATCATTCATTAGTTTACATCGGTCTTAAAATAGGTTATAATAGTCAATCAATGGTCGTAACAGAGGTAATAAGTACATGCCATCAGTAATGGATAAACTCAAAAAGAACTCACGTATCAAGGAGACTTCCGTTCTTGCAACATCTAAGTTCTTTTCCGAACAGGACCAGTGTCCGACGAATGTACCAATGGTCAACGCCGCGCTCTCCGGTCGAATTGACGGTGGTCTATCATCTGGTCTGACCGTACTCGCCGGTCCGTCAAAACACTTCAAGACCAGCTTTGCATTGCTCATGGCAAGTGCGTATCTCAAGCAGCATCCCGATGCCATCATGTTGTTCTATGATTCTGAGTTTGGTTCACCGCAGAGCTACTTCGAGTCGTTCAACATAGACACGAGTCGTGTACTTCATACGCCGATCACCGACGTCGAGAAACTTAAGTTCGATCTCGTCAATCAGCTAGAGTCTATCGAGCGTGGTGATAAGGTGGTAGTCGTAATCGATTCGATCGGTAACCTTGCGTCAAAGAAGGAACTCGAGGACGCGATCAACGAGAAGTCGGTGGCCGATATGACTCGTGCCAAGGCTCTCAAGGGTCTGTTCCGTATGGTCACACCGTATCTCTCGATGAAGAACATCCCTCTTTTGGCAGTCAATCATACGTATCAAGAGATTGGTCTGTTTCCTAAGGCGATCGTTTCTGGTGGTACGGGTATCATGTATTCTGCGGACAACGTCTGGATTCTTGGTCGTCAGCAGGACAAGAAGGGCACAGAGATCAAGGGATATCACTTTATCATTAACGTAGAGAAGTCTCGTTTCGTTAAAGAGAAGTCGCGCATTCCGATCTCAGTATCTTGGGAAGGTGGCATCGAGGAGTACTCTGGTCTAACTGATATCGCTCTGTTGTCCGGTCACGTTACCAAACCGAGCCAGGGCTGGTACTGTCGTGTCGACACAGAGACCGGTGAAGAGATCCAGCCAAAGGTTCGTGAGAAGGACACGCTGACTTCAGAGTTCTGGGAACCGATTCTTTCGGATCCAAAGTTCCAGGAGTTCGTTCGTAGTCACTATATGATTGGTCATAAGTCACTCATCGATACAGACGAGCTCCCTCAGGATCTTCAGCCACAGATCGAAGAGGATTCGAGTGATGGTCAGTAAGAAGGATTATAGTTATGTCGACCCTGGATTTGTTGGAAATGATGAACAAGCTCTATCCGAGATTCGTATCGATGCTGATAACGCTTGGAACGGCGTTCAGTTAAAGGTTTCTCGAATCGGCGCACGAGTCGGTGACGACGAGGAGTTCGCAGAACTCTCGTTTGATTTTACCGTAACGAATCAGGACGATGATGTAACCGAAGAACTCGAGAACGATAACGACTTCCAGACATACGTCGGTGACATTCTCGTACACATTATTGAAAACGCATTTGAAGAGGGAGATTACCGAATTGGCGGAGACGACGATACAAACGACGATACTTCGGAACCTTCTTCATAACGAGGAGTATACACGACGTGTTGTACCTTTTCTAAAACGTGAGTACTTCGAGGGATCGCACCGTGCCGTCTTTGATTCGGTCGTTCAGTTTGTTGCTAAGTACAACAAGCTACCATCGGCCGAGGCTCTGGGTATTGAGATCGCCGACACAGAGAATCTATCCGAGGAAGATGCGTCCGAGGCATCGAGTCTACTTACTGAGATCTCTGATTCCAAGGAGGTCAATCAGCAGTGGCTCGAGGATCAGACAGAGAAGTGGTGCCAGGATCGTGCGATCTATCTTGCGGTCATGGAGTCGATCAATATCATCGATGGTCGGCATAAGGAACTGACAAAGAACGCGCTTCCCGATCTTCTCAAAGATGCACTGTCGGTATCGTTCGATACATCGGTCGGCCACGACTACATCAACGATGCGGATGATCGATACGAGTTCTATCATCGTAAGGAAGAACGTCTGCCATTCGATCTTGACTATATGAACAAGATCAGTAAGGGTGGTCTACCACGCAAATCACTGAATGTGATCCTTGCGTCGACTGGTGTCGGTAAGTCTATGTTCATGTGTCATCACGCCGCATCTGTTCTGACACAGGGTAAGAACGTTCTTTACATCACTCTTGAGATGGCCGAGGAACGTATCGCCGAACGCATCGATGCGAACCTTATGAACGTGCCGATCGATCAACTTGAGAATATGTCCTATGATCAGTACTCGACTAAGATCGGTAATATCGCAAAACGCAACACCGGTAAACTGATCATTAAGGAGTATCCGACGGGTGCTGCTCATGCCGGTCACTTTCGTGCACTTCTCGAGGAGCTGCAACTCAAGCGTGATTTTGTTCCAGACATTATCTTTATCGATTATCTGAACATCTGTTCATCGGCTCGTATGCGTGGTCTTGGTGGGTCGATCAACACGTACTCACTGATCAAGTCGATCGCCGAGGAGATTCGTGGTCTGTCCATTGAGTTCGATCTGCCGATCGTAACAGCCACACAGTCAAATCGTGATGGCTTTGGTAACTCAGAGGTTGATCTGAACAATACTTCCGAATCGTTTGGTGTACCGGCAACGGCCGACATGATGTTTGCTCTGATCTCAACCGAGGATCTTCAAAACCTTGGACAGGTCATGGTCAAACAGCTCAAGAATAGATACTCGGATCCGACGCAAAACAAGAGATTTGTGCTGGGTGTCGATAAATCAAAGATGCGATTCTATGACGTCGAGGAAAACGCTCAGACGCTAGTACAAGACACTGGTCCGGTGTTTGACTCAACGAGCACAGCGAACCGTATCGCGACCGAACGAAAAGATTTTAGTGGAGTAAAAGTATAATGAATGTAAAGCTGATTAGTTACACACAGCCAACAGCAGAGTTCGCGAAAGAGTGGAACAACAATCCCGACCTTCTCGATCTCGTGTCGTACTGCGCTCGTGTATCGAATCCATCGAATCAGATGAACGACCAGACTGCAGAGAAACTTGTACGATTCCTGGCAAAGCATGGCCACTGGAGCCCGTTTGAACTCGTCAACGCCGTACTCGAGATCAATACGACTCGTGATATCGCACATCAGATCGTTCGTCATCGGTCGTTCTCATTTCAGGAGTTCTCTCAGCGCTACGCCGATCCGACTCAGGATCTGAACTTTGTGTTACGTGAACCGCGTCTGCAGGACACCAAGAATCGTCAGAACTCGATTGAACTCGAGGATACACCAGTCTCTCGGACAATGGAAGAGATGTGGTATCAGAAACAGAAGAAGGTAAAAGATGCCGCGATCTCTGCGTACTCCTGGGCAATCGAGCAGGGTATCGCAAAGGAACAGGCTCGGGCGGTACTTCCAGAAGGTATGACCGAGTCTCGTCTGTATATGAACGGAACACTTCGGTCGTGGGTTCACTACATCCAACTACGTTCGGGTAACGGTACTCAGAAGGAACACGCAGTGATCGCTCGTGAATGCGCGTGTGTTATTGCATCGATCTTCCCGATGATCGACGAGTACCTGAGCGAACAGTGATGAGAGTATGGTGGAGCAAATCGCCGAAACCTGGTAACTTCGGTGACCTGCTCACGCCGTACATCCTTGACCACTTCTCTATACCATACGAGTACGTAAGACAGCCACGACGATCTCAGATTCTATGTGTCGGTTCGACCGCAAAGTTCGCAAACGACAATACGATAGTCATGGGTACCGGCACGATGCGAGAGAGTGACACTCTGAATCCTCGAGCAGACTGGCGATTCGTTCGTGGACCATATACTCGAGACATTGTTCTTCGTGACGGCGGAGACTGTCCAGAGACGTACGGTGATCCTGCTCTACTACTTCCTTTGTTGCAACCGCCACCCGAGACTAAGACTCACGATATTGGTATTGTGCCTCACTACGTCGACTATAAATACGTTAGCAGTCGGTACGATAACGTCATTGATGTTCTGAATAAGGATCCTCTTGAGGTTGCTCGACAGATCGCATCTTGTAGAAAGATCGTGTCGTCGTCTCTGCATGGTATCATAGCGGCTCACGCGTATGGTATACCCGCTGCGTGGGTTGAGTTCTCTGATCTATTGGTTGGTGACGGTATAAAGTTCGCCGATCACTTTGCCGCGGTTGGTTCAGAACTCATTAAGTCTTCTGAGTCAAACACCATATTTGTTAAAGCAAAACGAGTCAACATCACAGGGATGCACAGGATCTTTAGTAATGCCGCGTCATAAGTCACCAATCGTTATCAGTTACTATACGAATAACTGGGAGTACGCAGAGCGTGCCGAGATCCTCAAGAAGGACTGTGAGACGTTTAAGCTTCGTAACGATATCGTTGAGCTAGAGGATCAGGGCTCGTGGATAGAGAACACTCGTCTTAAGTCTCAATTCGTCTATGAGAAACTCGAGGAACACATGCGACCGGTGCTATGGATCGACGGTGATTCTCGCATTCTTAAAAGTCCGCTTGGTATCAGTCCCTATGCAGACTTTGCCGCGGTACGTGCTAAGTCACCCTCAAAGAAGACCTGGTACGCCGGTACACTCCTCTTTAACTATACTGATGCTGGTAGGGATATCACTCGACGTTGGGCAGAGTGTTCTATCAAGGGTTCGGATCACATGGCACTCGAAGACGTGTGGTTTAACTGCTTTACTGGTATCATACACTCCTTGCCGGACTCGTACTGCGAGACTCGTCCAGAGAAGTCTAAAAGTGCGGTGATTCTTACGGGTAACTCTAAGGACGAGAGTAAGCAGGAGTACTTTAAGAAGAACGGTACACCGCGTCGGATGAGACGCCGAAAGTAATGAAGACGATCTTTTGCGTGCTCAAGTCGGGTAGTCCTGAGTACAACGAGAGTCACGTTCGTTGGCTCAAACACCAGTGCGACGTACATGCACCGGGTGTTCCTTTCGTCTGTCTGACCGATCTGCTAGAGATCAAAGGTGTCGAGACTCATCCACTAATTCATCACTGGCCGGGTTGGTGGTCAAAGATCGAGTTGTTTCGATACGAGGACGTGTTCTATCTTGATCTTGACACCGTGATTCTCAACGACATACGATACATGCTCGACCTTAATGATGGATTCTATGCTCTTCGCAACCTCGGTGGCCATAAGCTCAAGGGGCGAGTCGTGATGGGATCTGGTGTCATGAGTTGGTCGGGATCGTATCGACACGTGTACGACAACTTTGATATACGATCCATTGATCAGTACGCAAGACGTCAGAATCGCTGGGGTGACCAGGGATACATCTACGAGCAGGTCGACTATCGACCAATACAGGATGCTTTTCCGAATCGTATCCATAGCTATAAGTTGAGCAATATCAATAAGGAAGATCCTGACGCCGATATCATATGCTTCCATGGTAATCCGCGTCCATGGAATGCAAAAAAATCTTGGATTTCTTCTCTCTAACCATTTACATCTATGGACCATAGTGGTATAATAGATCCAACAGTTAAGAAAAGGAACTAACTAAATGATCATCGCAAAAGAGATCACCGAATGGAACGAGGCACCGAATACGCCGAACCACACGTATCTTTTATCGGATAAGAAGGCCAAGGTCTATGCGTATTGGAATGCACTCGACGGTTCGTTCCACGTCATGTCAGACAAAGGTGCTAACTTCTCCGCCTCTCGTCGTCGCTTTGATATCATTGAACGTAATGTAAAGAGCATCGAAGAGATAAATACTAATGGAGTCTTTCCGGGCAAATAGGAGAACGATATGTTTCTCGAATGGTGGATGATCCTCACAGTAGGTGCTGTTTGGATCGCTTCGGTACTCTCATACGGTACCTCATCCTTTAACGAGGGCGCGGTATCAATCATTGCTAAACTGCAAGAAGTAGGTTATATTCGTGTCGATGAGGACGGTGAGATCATTGGTCTCTGTAACCAGGATCAGGAGAACTGGCGTAATTTTAATCAGAGCGATAAAGACCAAAAAGAAGAGGACTAGGAATCTTCTTACTATGTTGATCGGACTTGGAAACGTTAAGAACGATCGTGTCGTGGATACGATTGAGAACGTAGTAGGTAAAGTATCCGATCAGCTGTTTAGCGATATAGATCATGCCACGGTCTCTGTAGGATTTGAGATCGATAATGAAATGGAAGTCGACGGATACTGTACACAGGAGGATCACGACGACTATACGATAGAGATTCGATCAGACTTACGTGGCGAGGAACTAGAGAGAACGATCATACACGAGCTCGTTCATATCTGGCAGTACGTTCGTGGTGATCTTGTTCAGGAACACATTCGTGGCCTCGGTCCTCGGATGGTATGGAAGGGTGAGGATATGACCTCGGTGGATTACTCAGACCGTCCCTGGGAACAGGAAGCGGTGGATCTTGAAGAACACTACTATAAACAATTGATTTCCTTATAACTATAATAAATCCTTAACTGTTATTTTAGGCGGCCACATTTGAGTCGCCTTTCTTTTTTATATAAATAGAAGTATACAACTTATGTTACAAGAGTCAGGAATGAAATCGTTCAAGTCATACATTACAGAAGCAAGTATTTCGCTCGATAACCTTAATATAGATTTTCTCAAACGTGCAGAGAAAGTTACATCGTTTAATCTACAGACGTCTGATTTTGAGTCCACCGAGCATAAGGCAGAGATTCAGTATCTACTGACAAAGAACTTCTTTCCTGACTTTGACACATCAAAGACTCTTACCAGTGTCGATACGACAAAACTCAACGCTCTCATTCGAGAGCTCAAGTCTATCGATAAGAAGCTTTTCGCTAAGCTACACGATTATCCACTAAAGGGTGTCGGTCCCGGTGAGGCCACACTCTACTATCTTCTCGATAACAGTCGGCTCGGTGGCGGTGGATCCGCTGGTGTCGATCTCGTTGTTGGTAGTAAGAAGTACGAGATCAAGGCGGTTAAGCCACGTGTAAAGGCCGGCGACTTCCATGATTTCAAACTTGGTGGAACCGTAAGGCTCGATGATATCATGGGTGAGCTAGCTGATCTAAAAGAAAAGCTCGGTCTATCCGGAGCGCCCGGCGAGATTCCAAAGACTCAGATCGAGGCAATGAAGAAAAACGCGCCAAGAGAGTTTGAAAAGATCGAAAAGACGTACGGCGATCGAGCGTTTAACTACTTTGAGGGTGATGAGGTAATACTCATAAACAACGATAAGGGCAAGAAGGATTTCGGTGAGATCATATTCTCTGGAAAGATACAAAGAAAGAACATCGGTCTCGATCGTGTGACTCAAGCAACCATTAAACCAACGCTGAAGTTTAAGTAATGTTAACGTTCACGTCATACCTCGCCGAGGCAAAGAACACGCACATGACTCACATCGAGGACGCCGTGATCTATGGTGGTGTCAATGGTACACGTGAGTCGATCAACGCGCTTCGTGAACTGCGTGATATGCTCGCCGGACACACATCGTCTCAGACAGACGTGACGGTTAAGTGGGACGGCGCGCCCGCTGTATTCTGTGGTATCGTACCACCAGAGAACGAGAACGCGGGTAAGTTCTTTGTCGGTAAGAAGTCGGTATTCAATACGGTACCAAAGTACTATACGACACCGGCAGAGGTGGATACGGATACATCCGGTGATCTCGCTGTTAAACTCAAGGCCGCACTGAAGTATCTCGACGGAGTAGTAACCGAGGGTGTGTTCCAGGGCGACTTTATGTTTGGTGATGGCGACGTCGAGACCAATACGATCGACGGAACAAAGTACTATACCTTTCAGCCGAACACGATCGTATACGCAGTGCCGGTGGATTCCGACGCAGGTAAAGAGATCAAGGCTGCTAAGATCGGTATCGTATTTCATACACGATACACCGGCAGCTCGTTTCAGTCCATGAACTCATCCTTTAACGTTAACGCCGAACGTGACTTTAAGAATTCTAGGAGCGTCTGGTTACAGGACGCCGGTCTCAAGGATCTGTCAGGTACGGCAACTCTGACTAAGAGAGACACCGAAGAGGTGACCGCTGCACTGTCCAAGGCCGGTAAGATCTTCTCAAGGATCGCCGGCTCGACGCTACGAGAGATCGAGAACAATCGCGAGTTCGCTCAGATGATCGAGCAGTTCAACAACACGTACGTTCGTCGCGGTGAGAGAATAAAGAACACTGCCGCTCACGTTAACAACCTGATTCGCTGGATCGAGGGAAAGTACGAGAAGGAAGCGTTAAAGAGAAAGACCGAGAAGGGTCGGGCGGCTCAGTTCGCAAAACGCGATGAGATTCTGGAGTTCTTTTCCGAATCGAACCGAAAAAACCTTAAATTAGTCTTTGATCTGCAGCAGGCACTCATTGATGCGAAACTTATTATTATAAATAAACTAGACAAATTGAATGATATGAGCACCTTTGTTCGCACTCGAAACGGGTACAGAACAACGGGTGATGAGGGCTACGTAGCCATCGACCGACTCAGCAATAACGCTGTGAAGCTAGTCGATCGCATGGAGTTCTCATACAATAACTTCTCACCGGACACGATAAAGGGCTGGGAGAAGGCATAGATTATAGGCTGGATAGATAGTACTATCTAAACCTCATGGGAACAGTGGACAAAAATGCAGAAGAGCTTTAAGTCGTTTACACAGTACATTACCGAGGCAAAGAAGGAAATTACGTTTACCTTCGGACGCCTTAATCCGCCTACGGTCGGACACGGTAAGTTACTTGATTCCGTTGCACGAGTTGCGTCCGGCGGAATCTATCGAATCTATGTATCCCAATCCCAGGATTCTAAAAAGAACCCGCTTGACTATCGCACGAAGGTTAAGTACATTCGTAAGATGTTCCCTAAGCATGCCCGGTCCGTTATCATGGACAAGGACATCAACAACATCTTTGATATTCTGGTCGATCTCTATAAAGAGGGATACACACAGGTCAACATGGTCGTCGGCTCTGATCGAGTGGGTCAGTTCGAGAAGCTGACCGACATGTACAACGGAAAGAAGGCGCGGCACGGATTCTATAATTTTCAGGGCGGCGTAAATGTTATCTCTGCCGGTGAGCGCGATCCTGATGATCCGGGTGTCTCTGGCATGTCCGCGTCCAAACTACGTCAGGCAGCCGCAGCCAACGATCTGCAGACCTTTATGAAGGGTATGCCGTCTGGATTTAGCGATGCCAAGGATCTCTTTAACGACGTACGTAAGGGTATGGGTCTGAATGAGTCCCACGACTTTCGTACTCACATTCAGTTACAGTCGGTCTCAGAGGATCGCGAGGCGTATGTCTCTGGTGATCTGTTTACCGAAGGTGACTACGTTGTTATCACAGAGTCGGAAGAGGTCGGTACAATCTCGTTC